ACATCTAGGCTATTACATCAAACCAGAGGAAGCTTTGGTAAAGTTGTACACGCAGATGCTGACAGGTGATGCTGCTGATAACATCAAAGGATTGTTCCGTGTTGGTCCAGTGAAAGCAGCCAAGATACTTGGGGATACAACGGATGAACTAGAGCTATACAACAAAGTGTTGGAAGCTTACGAGGGTAATGCTGAGCGTGTGTTAGAGAATGCTCAGCTTCTTTTTTTACGCAGATACGAAGGACAGATATGGACTCCTCCACAAGCTTAAAGCCTAACGACATTGCACTGATTCTCCGTCCTCATGTTGTTGATGGAAAATATACAAACACATTTAATGTGTTGGTCAGTGGTTATGGACCAATGACTATTGACCAAGATGATGTAGATAATCTACTGGGCATGGCTATGATTTTGGCATCAGTGATTCCACAGATGGAGGCTGATGATAAGTTGGCTGATCGTCTTGTTGAATACTGCGGTAAATACTTTGCTGATGTTGGTGAGTTTACATACAACCCAGATCACGACAGCTTTGGTGATGGAGGTTTCACCATTAACACTAAGACAATTGGAGGTATGCAATGAATATAGATGAGACACTAGCGCAGCGAGGAACTAAGTATGGCAACTATAAAGAAGATGTCTCTAGAGTTTCGCAAGCATTGAAGGATACAGTACGATCAGGTGCTGTATGGAAAGAGATGGATGATGATATGAAGGAAAGCCTTGATCTCATCTGCAACAAAATCTCTCGCATTGTTAATGGTGATCCTTGGTATCATGACTCATGGCATGATGTTATTGGTTACGCCCGACTGGTAGAAGAGAGATTGGAAAAACTATGATTACAGTGGACATTAGTTTGAAAGTATTCTTTAAGCCAGAAGACCTGCCTAATGTCTATCTGAATGAAGAAGTGTTGAGCGAGGTACTCATCGAGAACCTGACAGCCTCATTGGAGAGAATGGATTCACATGAAGTGGTGTTCCGTCATGTGGATGTGGAAGGACTAGAATGAAAGTTAATTCAGTAACCATCAGAGAGGCAAGCAATGGCTATGTTGTTGAGCATGTGGCTGAAGGGGAGTATGATAAATATCTTTCTGAGTTTGTTGCTCTGGATATTGACGAAGCACTGGCGATAGCCAGAGATTTATTTGTGCATTACGATGCTGCTGACATGTCGCATTTAGTAGATACACAAATTGGCAGATAACAAAAAAAGAAATGGTGGTGAGTGGACAGATGCTAGGTTTAGAAGCTTTGTCACCTCAGCACTGAGAGCTGCGTCTAGGCGTTGGCCTCCTAAGTTCAAAGCTTTGAAAGAAGCTTTCGTTGGTAGGAAGACTAATAAGAAGACTGGCAAACTGGCAATGCATTACAAATGTGCCAAGTGTAAGAAACATTTTGTTGCTGCTGATGTACAGGTAGATCATGTGTTACCAGTAGTAGATCCTAAGGTGGGATTTATTGGATGGGACTCGTTCATTGATCGCATCTTCTGTGAGATAGAGAATCTGCAAGTGTTGTGTAAGCCTTGTCACAAGGTGAAGACAGAGGCAGAGAAGGAAGAAAGGAAAAAGAAATGAATGTAGAAATGATAGATGAGCATGCTGATGGTAGTGCTACCTATACATTTGATTTAAATTGGGAAGAGCGTAGCCTTCTACTTAACCTCGGTATAATCACAGCCATTAAGAATGGCATTAATGAAGGAGCTAAATATGTCGGTAACACTGATCTGGGCAACCCCGAATGCGGAGCATCTGATAGCGTACATGGCGAGGGTGAGCAACCCAGAGAATCAGGACAACCCTGAGACAGCACCTAAGCTGTTGAAATATTTGATGAATAACAAACACTGGTCACCCTTTGAGATGGTCAATGTGTGTATGGAAATTGAAACTACTCGTGACATTGCTCGTCAGATTTTGAGGCATAGAAGTTTTAGCTTCCAAGAATTCTCACAACGCTATGCCATTTCCTCACGCTATGAAACCAGTGAAGTGAGGCTACAGGATAATAAGAATAGACAGAACTCAATCCCTGTACAAGACCGTGAATTGATGGCGGTATGGGATGAGCTACAGCGAGATGTTTTGGTGGCTTCTAGGCGGTCCTATGAGGCTGCATTGGGCATGGGCATAGCTAAAGAAGTAGCTCGAAAGGTGTTGCCTGAAGGACTAACTACTAGTAGAATGTACATGAACGGTACACTGAGAAGTTGGATGCACTATGTTGATATTCGCTGTGACAAAGCAACACAGAAAGAACATCGTGAAATAGCAGACCAATGTAAGGTAGTACTTACAAACTTATTCCCCTCACTCTTTGAAACAAATCATGTGGCTTGATACATATCAGAAAGCAGCTATGGCATATAGAATGTCATCAGCTAACAAACAATATGCCTTCCTCAATCTGGCAGCAGAAGCGGGTGAGGTGCTGTCTTTAGAGGCTAAGCGTATCCGTGACCTAACTCATGATAGCGATGGCTTTAAAGCCTCCTTAGCCAAGGAACTAGGGGATGTTATGTGGATGGTGGCTGCCATTGCCACAGACCATGACCTCTACATGTCAGATATCTGCCAATCAAACCTACAAAAACTAGAAGACAGAAAGTCTAGACAAGTTATTGGTGGTAGTGGTGACAACCGCTAATACCTAAGTAGTATTTTGCAAGCAGTAGCCAACTAAGGTATAACTACCTTTTCTTTTCATGGGAGCTTCGGCTCCCTTTTTTCCCACCATAACAGGAGTATTTATATGGCAAAGTTTAAGGTCAACATTGACCTGTCTCGTGATGCGTTGTTCGATGAACTAGGTATCCAGAGATTGAGAGAGAGTTACATGAAGGAGGAAGAGGTTAGCCCACAAGAAAGATTTGCATATGTTTCAGAATCGTTTGCTTCAAATCAAGAACATGCTCAGCGACTGTACGAATACAGCAGCAAGCATTGGCTTAGCTACTCTACTCCTATTCTATCTTTTGGTCGCTCTAAGCGTGGCCTCCCTATTAGCTGTTTCCTTAATTACATGGATGATAGTGCAGAAGGTTTGGTCGATAATCTCTCAGAAACTAATTGGCTCTCTATGTTTGGAGGAGGTGTTGGTGTTCATGTTGGCATTCGTAACGGTGATGATAAGTCTACTGGCGTTATGCCTCACCTTAAAATCTATGATGCCAGTTCATTGGCCTATCGTCAGGGTCGCACAAGACGAGGTAGTTATGCTGCTTACCTAGACATCCATCACCCTGACATCATTCAGTTCTTGGAGATGCGTAAGCCAACTGGTGATCAGAATGTACGCACCTTAAACCTGCATCACGGTATCAACATCACTGATGAGTTCATGACCATCATTGAGAAAGCCATGAAAGACCCAGACTTTGATGACAGCTTTCAACTTAAGAACCCTGCCACTGGTGTAGTGGTAGAGACAGTGTCTGCTAAATATCTGTGGCAGAAAATCCTAGACCTGCGCATGCAGACAGGTGAACCATACTTGGTGTTCATTGATACAGCTAACAAAGCTTTACCTAAGTGGTTGAGCAACAAAGGCTTAAAGATTAATGGCAGCAATCTGTGTACAGAAATCTTCCTACCTACCAGTGATAAACGTACAGCGGTGTGTTGCTTGTCTTCCCTCAACTTGGAATATTACGATGAGTGGAAGAAGGATGAACAATTCATCTTGGATGTTATGGAAATGCTAGACAATGTCTTGCAATACTTCATTGACAAAGCACCCTCAACAATTGCTAGAGCTAAGTTTAGTGCAATGATGGAACGTAGTATTGGAATTGGTGCTCTAGGATTCCATGCTTTCCTACAGAAGAAAGGTATTGCCATCGATGGAGTGATGGCTAAGAGTTATAACAATGAAATATTTAAGCATATACATGCTTCGTGTTTACGGGCTGATACTGTCTTGGAGCAACAGCGTGGCAGTTGCATCGATGCTGGTCATGGTCTTGTTCGCAGAAGGTTTAGTCATCATACTGCTATTGCTCCTAATGCCAGTAGCAGTCTTATCATGGGGAATACTAGCCCTTCAGTTGAGCCGTACAGAGCGAATGTATTTAGGCAGGACACACTTAGTGGAGCGTTCGTTTATAAGAATCGGTTCCTGAAAGCACAGCTTGCTGCACTGGGTATGGATGATGATGATACATGGGCATCCATCATCAGCAACGAAGGATCTGTACAGCATCTAGACATTCCCGATAACCTGAAGGAAGTGTTTAAGACCGCTATGGAAATTGATCAGCGTTGGTTGGTTGAACTTGCAGCAGATCGTCAGCAATACATTGACCAAGGCCAGAGCATTAACCTGTTCTTCCCTGCCAATGTATCCATTAAATATCTACATGCCATTCACTTCCTTGCTTGGAAGAGTGGACTGAAAAGCTTATACTATCTTCGTTCTGAGAAGGTGCGTAAGGCAGATAAGGTTGGTGCTCAGATTAAGCGTCAGCGTATTGAAGATGAGATTGATCTCAAGACGGTGGCAGATGGTGATACTTGTTTAGCATGTGAAGGTTGATATGGTACGGACAAAATCAGATATCACGCAAGAGCGTACAACATTCAAACCATTTAAATATCCTTGGGCTTATGATGCTTGGTTGCAACATGAGCAAAGCCATTGGCTTCATACAGAAGTACCAATGTCTGAGGATGTTAAAGACTACAAGAAGCTGAGCAAACAGGAACAAGAGTTTCTTACTAAAATCTTACGCTTCTTTGTACAGGGTGACTTGGACATTGGCAGTGGTTATCATGACCACTACATCCCAGTGTTCAAGCAGCCTGAGGTTAGGATGATGATGAGTGGCTTTGCAGGTAGGGAAGCCCTGCATGTGGCAGCCTATGCTCACCTCATTGAAACCTTGGGCTTGCCTGAGTCTACCTACAATGAGTTTCTTCAGTACAAAGAAATGGTGGAGAAGCATGACTACATTAGTAACCTGAGTGCAGCACCTATGGCTGAGAAGATTGCTGCCATCTCTGCCTTTGGTGAAGGCATGCAACTATTTTCTAGCTTTGTTATGTTGCTCAACTTTGCAAGGAATGGTAAACTAAAGGGACTAGGTCAGATCATTGCTTGGTCCATAGTGGATGAGACTCAGCATGCTGAAGGTATGATTAAGGTTTACCGTGAGTATGTTAAGCACCATCAAGACGAGACAACTTCGGATCGCATTAAAGAGATTGCGGATCAGATGGTATGTCTTGAGGACCAATTCGTTGATCTCGCTTTCAGTATGGTTGAAGTTGAGAAACTCACGAAGGAAGAAGTGAAGCAATACATTCGATACATTGCAGATCGCAGACTCATCTCTATGGGGATGAAGGGCATCTACAAGATTAAGAAGAATCCTCTTCCTTGGGTAGATGGAATGCTTGGTGTTAGCCACACCAACTTCTTTGAGCAGCGTGTAACAGACTATAGCAAGGGTGCTACTACTGGTACATGGGATGATGTATGGGGGAAAGCCGTATGATAGTATTTGATTTACGACAGGGCATTGGATTTGATATTGAATTTAATGAAACCATTTGTCACATCATCGATGATGGTAGTGATAATGATAAATTGTTCTCATATAGTGGTATACTAATTAAGTTGCCATTTGTTAGTGTGTACATAGGCGAGTTCGAAGAGATTGGCGAACTTGTTAAAGGCAACAAACCTAAAGGGGAATAACATGCAAGTCAAGTCTGAACGATCTGCACCTTTGCGTATTCAATTTGAACAAGGCTATAAAGCTTTCAGACATGGATGGATTGTGAATCAATACGATCCTTCATCCGTGGCAGGTAAGGAGTGGCAACGTGGTTTTGACCGTGGCTACTTTGATAACATTGAAAGACTCAATGGCTACCAAGCGGTTCGATAAAGAACTTCACGATACCTATGACAAGTTTGGAAGAGATGTAGTTAAAAACTATGTCTCTTCTTTTTGGGATATGGAAGCTAGAGATAATCCTGACAGGTATGGGATTGATCTGCATCTGTACAAAGATGACTTGTTGGTTGGATATGCTGAGGTAGAAGTCAGACTGTCATGGAAAACTGTAGAGTTTCCCTATGAAGATTTGAATGTACCCGCTAGAAAGAAGAAGCTCTTAACACAAGAGATTCCTACCTACTTCTTTTCTATTAACAAAGATGGAACAGCCTTGTTTCATTGCGAAGCTGCTGCTGTGTTAGACTCTGAGATTAAAGAGTCTAGAAATAAATATGTCTACCAAGGAGAACTCTTTTACAAGGTTCCTCTTGATAGACTATCTTACATATGCCTGTAGCTCAACTGGATAGAGCAACAACCTTCTAAGTTGTAGGTCAGGGGTTCGAGTCCCTTCAGGCATACCATCACCTACGGCTGGCTAAACCTCCCTTAGCCAAGCCGATTCTCTTTTTAGTTTCTTTATCTCTGTAGTCTCCACCTACCAAGTCTCTGATATTGTTCACTGCTTTAGTTTCTTCCTTAACAGCAGCAGACATCTCAGCATTAGCACTGCTTGAGTCTACATTATTCTTACGCAACATATTAAATTGTTGTTCCAAAACTCGTAGAGATTCTGCTTTATCTTTACTACCAACTTTTTCCAAAGTGGAAATAACATCAGGTATAAACTTACCTAAATCAAAGTTCCTAACAAACGAAGGTCTAGCAAGTCTATTAAGTCTAGAAGCTGTAGTTTGATTGCTACTTATGATAGGTGTATATCCTGCTTCCATAGCAACTTTACCACCAGTCTCTCTAAACTCATTTCTAATTAGTCCTCGAATAAGACGATAGGCTTTCAGAGCTTGTACTTCTTCACTCCCTAAACCACCTTCTTTAATAGGCTTTAAAGATTCTGGAGATAAGAAACTTCTCTTAAGTTCCTGCAATCTATCCAAAGATTTATTAAAGAGATCTTCTTGTTGTTTAAACAAAGGAGTTTTCTTTTCTGTCTCATACATGTTTCTAGAGATAGCAAGCTTTTCACTTTCTGTGAAAGCATCCTCAGACTCACGCATACCAATAGATCTAGGTAATCCCAAAGGACGAGCCACTGTTGGAGATCCAGTTATAGATCTTGCAATGGTGTTCATATCACCAGTATCTGACTTTTTCTTATACTGATCTCTAGACATATTGATGCGTCTAAATTCATAGTCAGCATAGGGAATAGTTGTTTGAACAATGTTCTCAGGATCTGTTCCACCAAAGCTTGAGTTGGCATAGTTAAAACGAGCATCAGAAGTAAAAGAGGTTGCTCCTACTTTTAACTCTCTCTGTCCGGCTTGATCTTCTGGAAGTGTTTGAGGATCAAAGAAACCTTTGGTAGCTCTATCTGCTGCGTTATATTCTGTACCATGATAGAGCACCTTAGGTGGTCTGTCTTTATATTTGACACGCAAATCATCCAGTTTCTTTTGCAAAGGAATAGAGAAAGAAACAAAATCTTCTACAGATTTTGGATCATTAATATCCACTTCTTTACCTTTGGCTGCTCTGTATTCGCCTTGAGCTACAGCAATAACATCATCCTCCAGCTTACCTGCTACATGAGGCATTTCAATCAGCTTATCAAAAGCATCTGTCCTCATTTGTTTAAGAGCTGTCAATGTATTCTGTCTAACTTCAAAGTCTGTAGTGATGTCTGAGTCTCTACTAAATCCATATTTAGCTTTATTTAAATCACCCTCAGCTACACCCTTCATGTAAGGAGACATAGGAGCAGAAGCTTCTGTAGGAACAGGAATTTCTGTCTTAATTTCAGGCAATGCTTCTGCTTCCACCTTAGGTGGTGGAGCAAATGTAGCTTCAGATTCTGATACCAGTTTCTCCATCTCTGCATCAATAGGCTTAGGCTCAGATACAGCAGGACCATACTTGTTTTTAACATATGGTGTCTTAGCCAATGCTGTAGCAGCACCTTCTTTAATAGCAGCAACCTCTGGTTTAACTAATACTTTAGCTGTTTGCTCAATAGCAGGAGCAATAGAATACTTAGCTACAAGTTCACTAGCAGAAGAAACTCCTTTTTTAAGTCCGGCTTCTGCTACTTCTCCAATTACTTTCTTAGCTACAGCACCACCAAGATCCATGTGGACTACCCCACCATAGGCATAGCCCGGCAAAGCTCTCATAGCCTCAGCATAGGCCAATGCAGTGGCATAGTCTTTGGTAGTGGCTAGGTCTTTACCTTGCTGTTGTCTGTACGTTTCATTAACAACACGCTTAAGTTCAGGAGCCAGTTTAGAATACTGAACTTCATACAAGCGAGGTTGCTTACCAACAGCATAAGCTTCTGCTTCAGACTTGTTAGTAGCAATTTCCTTAGCTGTGTTCTGCGCCCATCCAATCAGATTCTGAAGAGCAACCTTCTGTAGGTCTTGACTTCCTTCAGCATAGAAACTAGTCTTCTTAAGGTTGTCAAACTGCTCAACAACCAGAGGAGCCATAATCTTACGAGCATCAGCATCAACAATCTTGTCGCCAGTGCTGGTGAAGATTTTATTGTTAGGTACTTTGAGACGAGTAACTTCTTCTTCTAGAGCAGACGGTGTACCTTTAATAGCAATACCAGTAAACATCTTCAATGGACCATTGTCATTGAATGCTGCTGTTTCTCTTAATGGTGGTTGATACACTGGCAACTCTTGCTTCAGTACAGGAGTACGCTTCATCAACTGTTGTTTAGCCGAGGAAGCAAAGCCTTCTTCACCTGCAGGAATCTGATAAGCATCTCTAGGCAATGTCTCATTACGATCAATTGCACCAATGATGTCACTAATCTGTTGGATAGGAACAAGTGCTCTACCTAAGTATTCACCCACCCACTCACCAAAGAATGTCTTAACTTTGTTATCTGCTGTGTCTTCGCCTGTCTGTGCATTTGATTGTGCCTCAGCAAACTTATCACCAAGCCATGAGTATGTACCTGCTGGTGCTTTAAGACCAGTCATAGCTTCTAAGAATTCTTTTGCTTTGAATTCGTCTGTTCTGGCGTTCTCAAATTTAACAAGATAATCGCCCAAAGCGAGATAAGGAGAAGCAGGGAATAAAGCTCTTGCATCTACAGTAGATCCATCTGGGTTCTTAATGTTGTACCACTCAGTGTCTTGGTGGTCTTTTCTATACTTGTAAGCAGCATAGACAGCAGCAGTTCCTACTGCACCTTTAGAGAAGTTCTCAAGACCAAGGGTAACTTGTTTAGTACCCATGTCTGCTTCACCCTTAGCCATCTTTGTAAGGCCAGCAGCAATGTCTGTTGTTCCAGATAACACACCAGTAGGCATGTGCTTATATGTCCACTCTAAAGCATTAGCCATGAAGCGAGGGAAAGGAATAACAGTAGAACCTACAGGACCAAGTTCTTCCACAAACTTCACAGCATGGAACATTGGTCCTTTGGTAGGCATCTTACTGAATGTACCAGTGAGTGCTTCATTAACAGCATTCTGCAATACATCAAAAGGTACTTGCTTACCTTGCTTGATTACATCATACATGTTAATACCAACACGACTCAATTGCTTTTCAACTGAAGCAGTGAACATGGCCTTACGGAAGAAAGCATCCTGAGCCACGTTAAATGTGTTAGCAATCTGTGCTGCTTTAGACAAGTCATTAGGACCAGCTTCACCTGTTGTCTTAACCATCTTTCTGTACAAAGCAGGAGTGCCATTGAGCAATGCTTCTGTTACATCAGCAGATAATTTTCTTTCTCCAAGATAGAAAGCAGAACGAACAGCATCATCATAGACACCTTTCAATCCACCAGTGAAACTACCAGTAACTGGTTGACCTGTAGCAAGCTCACCTGCTGTCTTACCCATGCGATATAGAGCAGACTCAATGGCTTCAGAGGCTGTGCCAAAGGTAACAACTGCTGCACCAGAGAATGCATTGCGAATGGTAGTAGAAAGCTGAGACACCATCAAGGCTTTCAACTCTCTATCAAGACGCATACCAAAGTCTTTGATACCAGAGAAGGCTGAAGTGATGGCACTTCTATCACCATACATCTTATTCAGTTCAGATGCAGCAGCAGGATCAATGTTCTTTAGTTTGTTTTGTAGACGAGCAACAACAGACAAACTCTGCAAAGAACGAGCAGCATCACCTGCTGAAGTTCTAAACATCTTAGCAAACTCATCAGGTGTTACATCAGCAGA